TGGCCTATATCTGGACGTTGAGCAGCAGCGGGTGCGCCTCCTGGTTGTTCTGGAGTTGGCTGCGAGGCAGGGGCAGGGAGTGCTCCCGCTGCTGGAACTTGTGGTGCACCCTGCATTAGTTCTGGTGCTACTGGCATCTCTGGCGCTGGTTCTGGCGCAAATGCCTTACCAATAATAGTTTCTAACTGAAGACCCTTTTGACGGCCTTGGATAACTTCTGCAATACGAGTAATGATCTGACTTGGATCTTGACCTTGCGCTGCAAGAGCAGGTATCGCCTGAGCATACTGAGCAACAGCAACACGCAAAGAGTCGCGCATTTCTTCAATGTCGACACGTTGTTCCTCCTGGGTAACGTTGAGTTCCATAGGAATCTCACGGCGTACATAATCACGAGAAACTAACTTGTCTGAACGCATCTGTAACAATGCAATGATTGCACGGTTAGGATCCATACCAGACATAATTCCGTAACGAACATCTACACCGTAGTTACCATCAATCTGCTTTGATGGGATGTACTTCATATTAAACGGAGTACCATCATCTACGCCCTTGATTTCCTTGGTCATATTGCCAAAGATCTTCTCATCTACTTCAAAGCAAAGAGAAGCAAGGTCTGTAAACATACGGGCAAACTGTGCTTGTGCTGACTTGATCTGTGTATCAAAGCCTGCCTGTAGTGCTTGCACACCACGGCCTGTAACGATAGATGCATCAATGTTACCTGAGCGAACCTCTGGGTAACGAGAACCTAGACGTAGTTCACGCTCTAATACACCAGATTCAGTAAAAACTCCAGGTGGTAGTTCTAGTGGAACACGTCGGATACCTTGTGGATTTGCAGAACGCATAATTGCATCTGGTCCCAGTGCCAACTCTTGCACATCTTGTGGAATAGCAATAGGTGCTTGGATAGATTTTTCTGCTGCTTGGATCTGCAATACTGCAAAGCGAGCACGAGCAAGTTGAACTGATAGAACATCATCAAACTGTCCACGTGCTTCACCGTCAATGGATGAGCGCATAGCAACGTAGGCCATACACTTTCCAATAGGGTTAGGAATGTTTGAGAGTACTAGGTTCTTACGCTCTGGGATAAAGATTAAGTCTTGGTCTTTGTCGTGGTAGCGAACTAGTGACACATACGGTGAGCCAGGAGAATAAACATTCTTTGGCATAATCTGGTCATAGAACTCTGGGTACTGCATCGCTAACGTTTCAGCATCAGATGCCATAACTTGTGTAAGCGAAACTGTGCGACCGAATCTATCAATTTCAGGATAAGTACCAAAAGGATTAAGCAGACGTATTCTTGGATTATTGGTTTCATAGTCCATCTCCACCATACCTGGCAACATACCGTAGGTATTAAACCAATCAGCACCTGTGTACATTTGAATTTGTAGTTCAGATGCACTGATGTAATGGTTAACAATACGAGTACGTGTGTCTGCTGCCTTACGTGCTGAGTCTGAAACCATATTGGTTGCAGCGCAGTTAAACGATGGTAGCGGTGCCATTGCTTCTGCAAGGTCACGTGCTGCTACGTCAATGAAGTTAGCAACTAGAGGCTTTGGATATTCCTCAGAAAACATTGCAGGGTAAACCTTGCTAATGTCTCCCTGACGTACAGAGAGCACATCACGCATTCTCTGGTCACGTGCGGAGTAGCGTGTTTGAAGGCGATTAACCTTGGCTACTACCTCTTTAGTTGATAACAATTGTTTTCCTTACCTAATGCCTTTGTAGTCCATTGTTCTGCCATTCATTGTGACGCGAACTTTTTTGGGATCTCCACCCATTGCTTTTGTTGCTTTAATTGATTTTGCATACTGCTGTTCCAAGATAGCATCTGTCTGTGCATTTTTATTGATTGGATCAGTAGTTCTTTTAACAACCTTTGAAGGCTTTGCCTGCTTAACTGTTTTATAGATAGCGGCTTTTTTCTTGTCTGGAACTGCTTTTCTTAATGCCTGTGAGTATGCTCGTTTTTCTTCTAATGGCAACTTGTCTAACATCTTTGAAACGGTCCCTGGTTTTGTACCTTTAGCAATAACTTTAACGTCTTTAACTCTTGCTTTTTCTGCAGCAGTTAATTTCTTGGCAGTTTGTTTCCCAGTAACTTTTGCAGCAGCCTTAGCGACTCCACGTACAACAGCACCAGGAGTAATAATCTCGCCTTTTTTAACATTGCCAGGCTTCTTCCACTCTTCTTGAAACTTTGCCTTTTGCTTCTTATCCATAAATCTTGCCGTACTTCTTTTCAAGAATCTTCTTCATCGCTGCATCTTGCGGAGTCATCTTGCCTGGAGACTTCTTTGTAGTCTTAGGCTTAGGTGTCATTCTTGCTGGCTTAGGACCAACCTTTGGCATTGGTTTCTTAACACTAGGCTTAGCACCTTCAACTTTAGGCATAGGCTTCTTTGTCTTTGGGAACTCAACACCTTCAGGCATTCTGCGTGCTGGCATCTTGTCCATTGACTTGCTCTTCTTTACATTTGGCATTGTATCTCCTTAGATGAATGTGCGATCTTTTTCTGCGAGCAGTTCATCTATGTTGATAACTGTTCGTTTGCCTATCTCACTACGAGACAGGAATGGATTCTTCATATGGTGTGTCTTGTGCATACCTTGGTTGAGCATCTCACGTGCGCGGATCTCACAGAACCAAAGAGCCATTACCATATCGGTCTTACCCTTAGTAGTAGGCGACCAGGTAATTAGTTGCTCGATGAGCGCCTTAATGTTTTCAGTCTGGTCACTAGGTAAGTGAATAAGGTTGTCTCTGTGGTGCTTGCCGTCGTGCTGCTTGGTGCCAAACAAAGTTGACATTGATGCAACACCGAAACCTGAATCCCATTTGTTAGATCCAGTATGGTGTTCCCGCAGTAGCACTCCTCTAGAGGCCAGGTTTTGCCTGATACCCTCATCTTGCGTAAGGAATGATTGGAAAGCATTCTTTTCTACAATCCACTCGGTAGGTTGATAGAGCGCAGTCCAGTCAAAGATTATTTGACGGATCGCAGCAGGCGTTGGCCTAGTGATTTTAATAGCATCCACGATATAACGTTTATGGCTAACCCGATCAATAGCGTAACAAACGACGGCTGTATCACCAACCATAGCGGGATCAAGACCACAAATAATAGAGAAGCCGCTAAGGTCACGCGGATGGCCTGGGTGACCAGGAACCAAACGACCTGCTTTACGCATACCATCGATAGAACCTCTCACACATACTGGGTCAAAGATAGCATCATCGGAGATATCTTGTTGCTGGTAGACCAGCGCCCAAGTAGATGCATCCATTGCTTGACGTTCGTTGTAAAGGTTACGACCATTCCAGCGGGGGTAAAGTCCATCTTCGTTCTTATCAGATTCCATCTGCCCATCAAAGGGTGCATCTGATGCAGGCCACAGGGTAACCCACTTGTCGGGGTCCTCGTGAGTCTCCAGTAATGCTGGCATAGCCAGATACTTCCAAGGAACAAGGCCACCTGGGTAGCGGTCCTCGGAACGTAGTTCTTTGTATAAGTCAATTGCTGTAACGCGGGTACCGATAATGATTAACTTACCAGTAGGGTTAAGACGAGAGCGCACATCCTGGGTTAACCAACGGATCTGCTTTTCAAACTCATTTGCGTTCTTTAATGTCACCGCATCGTCTACGATAATCATATCGGCACGCTTGCCGTAGATCTGACCGCCGATACCAACGGCTTCAATGTTCGGGTCCTTCTCGCTGGACTCACGAAGTTCATCACCAAAGGTCACACGGGTTGCCTGCCAGGAAGCGGTCTTAGAGTTAAACCCTACGCCAGCAGCGTAAGCCTGTTGCAGTGCTTCATAGTTAGGATGTGTCAGGCGTTGCTTGATGGCGTAGAGAAAGTCAGCAGCCAATTGCTGCGTTTGTGAAACTATCAGGACTCTGAAGTTAGGGTTCTGACAAACCTGCCAGGTAACGTAATCAATTGTCACCGTCATCGACTTGGCGTGGTTGGGAGGGATATTAACAAGGATACGGTTACTAGCCAGCCCTGGTTCGTACTTCATACTGGGATGTAGCCAGGAAGGTTCACGCCCCTCGATCACATCAATCAGGTTCTGCTGGTGAGCAAAGGTCTGAGAGTGAAGATATCGTTGGCGGAACTCTGCAAAGGTTAAGTCGTGGACATCACTAGATGCGAAGTTCTTATCCTTCAAACCTAGTCTTGTTCGGTCCATCTTGTCGCAGAAGACCTTATCGGTTCTGCGGTAGTACTCGTAGGTCTTATAGGATTTACCAGCAGCAGCCGTGGCTGCCTCGATGGTAAGACCTTCTGCTACACCTGAAAGGATCAGACGCTTGGCGATGTCACTAGACTTCTCAGCCACGTAGTCTCCTCTAATAAAGCGCCGAAGGCGCGAAAAAAAATTTTATTACTAGGGGAAGGATCTCTATACTGGAGATAGAACTATCCCCACTAAAAGCGGTGCCACGCACCGCACAGTTCGGGCTTAGCGCCCGAGCAAGCCACAGCGCAGCGAGGGGTA